CATGACTGCGTACCAAACAAGTTTTGGGGTAGAGGCGTTTGTGAAAAAGGCTACAATCCACAAAAAGCATTAGATGCAGAGATGAGAGCAAGGATTGATTCTTTGGCTTTAACTACTACGCCAATGATGGCTGCCGATGCGACTCGATTGCCACGAGGTATTAAGTTTGAAATCCGCCCAGGTAAAACAATATTAACAAATGGCTCTCCTAGAGAAGCTATTATGCCTTTAGATATGGGTACAACTGACCAAACAACATTTTTGCAGGTTACAGCGCTGCAAAATATGATACAAATGGGTACGGGAAGTGCAGATACAGGTAGTGCAAGTAATGATACTGCTAGTGGTATGTCAATGATGCAGTCTGCTGCAATCAAAAGGCAGAAACGCACCTTAATGAACTTTCAAAATACATTCCTTATACCAATGATTAACAAAGCTATGTATAGGAAGATACAATTTGATGTAGACCGCTATCCTGTTACTGATTATAAGTTTGTACCATACTCAACAATGGGCATCATGGCTAAAGAATTAGAAATGCAGCAAATGGTCCAAATGTTACAAGCCATTCCTAAAGACTCTCCTGCTTTTAATGTTATCTTGTTAGCAACATTCCAAAATTCTTCTATGCACAATAGAGATCAAATTGTTAATGCGCTTATGCAAGGCAATGAGCCAAATCCAGAAGAACAACAAATGCAACAAGCACACATGCAATTAGAAATGCAGCAACTTGAAGCAAACATTCAAAAGACTAGAGCAGAAGCACAAGAAGAACAAGCTAAATCTATGAAGTGGCAATCAGAAGCTATGATTAATCAGCCTAGTGAAATGGACTTCCAACAGAAGATACTTAAACTTCAGAAAGAACAAATAGCTATAGACAAGATGGCTGCTGATATAGAGAATAAGCGTTCTGAGACTGCTCGTAACATACCAGAAGTAGATCATTTACAATCTGAGACTATATTAAACCTAGCTAAAGCTAGAGAAGCTGGTACAAAATCAGTTATAAACGGAAACTTTCAATAAAGCGATAACCATCTATGGCAAAAACAGATGAACGGTTTATAGAAGATAGATTAGCAATGATGGAGTCAGATGGATGGCTTGATCTTATTGCTGATTTAGAAAACATTCAGACTAATGTAGTAGATATCGACACAATGTCTGATGAGAAAGACCTTTGGGAAGCTAAAGGTCAGTTGAATATCTTGCGGTTTTTATTAACCCTTGAGAACACAACAAAAATCAACTTGGAACAATCAGAAGAAGAGTAACTCCTTTTACGACTCCAAATCTAATCACTTCATAACCCTACTGGGGCGGAGAAAACAATGAGTATAGTAGTAAACGAAGCACCTTCAGAAGGCGCACCAATAACAGATTTTCAAGAACAAGTAACACAAGATGTACAGACTGAGGAAGCTCAACAACCTGAATATCAAGTTCCTGAAAAATATGCTGGTAAATCTAACGAAGATTTAATAGAAATGCATCAAAATGTAGAGAAGATGGTAGGCAAGCAAGCCAACGAAGTTGGCGAGCAAAGGCGCTTAATTCAAAGCCTTATGGATGCACAGACTAGAGCAACGCAAGCTGCTCCACCAACAGAAGAACCAGTCAACTTTGAAGATCAATTTTATAGTGACCCAAAAGGGGCATTAGATAATGCGATTGAAAATCATCCAGAGTTAATTGAAGCAAGAAATGACCGAAAAATCCAGGCACAACAACATCAAGTAAGTGTTTTAGAGAAAGCATATCCAGATTGGCAAGAAAAAGTTGCCACTAAAGAGTTTCAAAACTGGGTAGGTGAATCAACAATACGAACTGAAATGTTTAAAAAAGCAGATAGTGATTATCGACCTGATTACGCAATAGAACTCTTCGATATGTTCGATAAAGTCAACATGATTGACAAGACAAAAGAGGTTCAAGCAGCAGAAGGTATTAAAAGAGATAAAGCACTAAAAGCAACAAGTTCTGAGACTCGTTCATCTTCAGATTCTAGTTTAGGTGGCAAAAAAATATACCGCAGGGCTGATTTAATCAACTTGCAGGTAACTGATCCTAACCGATATGCAACATTGGCAGATGAAATTCAGTCAGCATACGCAGAAGGAAGGGTCAAATAATAATACTTAAATAGGAGAAGTAATATGGCGTTAGGAACAAATAACACCACAAAAGCCGTAGCTAATAATTTCATACCAGAACTATGGTCTGATGAAGTTATAGGTGCGTACAAGTCAAATTTAGTAACTGCTAATCTAGTTACAAAAATTTCTCATAAAGGAAAGAAAGGCGACACTATATATATACCAGTGCCAGCCAGAGGTGATGCTAGTGAAAAAGCAGCTAATACACAAGTTGTGTTATCAGCAGCTACAAACACAGCAGTAACAGTATCAATCGATAGACACTTTGAATATTCAAAGTTAATTGAAGATATTGCAGAAGTACAGGCACTAGCCTCTATGAGGAAGTTCTATACGGATGATGCAGGTTTTGCACTTAGTAAAAAAGTTGATTCTGATTTAACTAAATTATGGGAAGTTTTTTCAAAGACTTCTACTGCAGGTGTAGTAGGTGGTACTGGTACAGCAATGTACGAAAAGGCAGTTATTGGTGGCAACGGTGCTACTCTTTATACTGGTAACTCAAGCAATGCTACAGACATTTTAGATGCAGGTATTAGAGCAATGCTTCTTCAACTTGATGATGCAGATGTACCAATGGATAACAGAGTTATGGTTATTCCACCAGTTGCAGCAAATGACTTGCTTGGAATTAACAGATTTACAGAGCAACAGTTCATTGGTAACGGTGATGCAATTAAAACTGGCAAGATTGGCATGATCTACGGTGTAGATGTATTCATTTCTACTGCATGTCCTACTGCTACTGGTACTGACAGAGTAGGTGCTATGTTTCATAAAGATGCTTTATGCCTTGCGGAACAAGTTGGCGTGAGATCACAAACACAGTATAAGCAAGAGTATTTAGGTGATTTGTTCACTGCTGATACTTTGTATGGCACAGCAGTTCTTCGCCATACTGCAGGTGTTGCGTTTGTTGTACCAGGCTCATAGTAGTTAATTGAGTTGTAACCCCTTCTCACGAGGGGGTTATTCTAAGTTAATTAAACAATAATTATGCCCATTTACGAATACCAATGTAAAGATAGCCATGTTTTTGATGAAATGTGTTCTATGAAAGACAGGTTACAGAAGAAAGAATGTCCAGAATGTGGACAAAAAGGTAACTTTATAATAAGTGTCAGAGGTACACAGCCTCATTTTGGCAATCAAGATACTCTTTTTAATATGCGAGAGCGTAAACGAACTATACAAAAGGACTTTAATGGACATATTTAGCGATACTACAGAGGAAAGACCTGTAAGTAACTCTTTAGAAATTGATAGAATCAAAGCTAAAGTTCTTGCTGTCTGGAATCAATTGATGGCTGCTACTTATGACGTTGAATACAAAAATCAAAGTGAAAATGATGAAGATTATGTTTCTTTAGAAAGTTTTATGGAAGATAACAAACTTAAATTTGCAGGTGAAGAAGAACCTGAAACAGAAATAGACAGTTTGTTAGAAATGTTTGATGACATGCTAGACCCAAAAGAAGAGTTAGAGCCTATAAAAAGCGATGCTAAAGCACCTACATACGGTTCAACTATTTTATCTTCTCACAGCGAGTCACTAAAAGTACCTAAAAGTACATACGATAGCAATCATGCTTCTACAACAACACCAAAAGACTCAAAAGACAAATTACAAGCTACTAGGTATGAAGAACCAAAAGAAGGAAAAAAACTTGTATCTAAAACGCATGAAAAACCTATAACTACTATACAAGATTTAGAAGATATATTAAAAATAGAGCGTGAAAGATTACTAAGATTAGTATATGCAAATAATAAAAAATACGGAATAAAATTATAATGGCAAAACAATATCATTGGAGAAAACAAAAAGCTTTAGCTATGATTCAAAACAGAAGGCAATGGCAAAGACAATTTGATCCCATAGTAACAAGCGTTTTTGAAATTATTGCAGAAAATGGCTATTTCTTAGCAGACGAAACAAGAACCGATCCAAACAACAACAACTTACCATTCAACATTATAGCGGAGCATCTCAATGTCACAAATTAAAGTATCAGAACTAGCAGCATTAACCAACACCGATGGCAATGAAGAGTTGCTTATTAATGATGGTGGAGTGTCCAAAAAAGTTATTATTACTAATGTTTTACCAGACGATTCAGTATTAACTAAACATATTGCAGCATCAGCAGTAGGCACAACAGAAATTGCAGACAACGCAATTACTTCAGCTAAGATTGGAGTTGATGTTATTGTCGCAGCAGACTTAGCTAACAACTCTATTACAGTAGCAGAGTTATCAAACAACGCGGTAACAACAGCAAAGATTTTAGATGACAATGTAACAATAGCTAAATTAAATTTAATATCAACATCAAGTGCGCCTGCACTAGAAGCTAAAGGAACATCTGGTTCAACCTCTGGTTATATAAAATTAAATTGTGAAGAAAACACACACGGCATTAAATTATTAGGGCCTCCCCATTCAGCTAATGCAAACTATACATTAACATTTCCAAATAATGATGGTAATGCTAACCAAATATTAACAACAAATGGTTCGGGTGTTATGACTTGGGCAAATGTTGGTTCAAACTCTATAACTGCTGGTGATGTAAATACAGCAGCTCTAGGTGCAGATGCGGTTACTGGAGCAAAGATTGCAGACAATGCAATTGACTCCGAACATTACACAGATGGCAGTATTGATGTTGCTCATATGAGTGTAAATAGTATTAACTCAGACCAGTATGTAGATGGTTCAATTGATACAGTACATATAGCTGATTCACAAATTACCGCAGCTAAAATGGCAGCTGATTCTGTAGACTCTTCCGAGCTAGTTGATGGTAGTGTAGATGCTTCTCATTTGGCAGCAGATAGTGTTACCGCAGCCAAAATTGGTGATGATGTAATTAATAGTGAGCATATAGCAGCAGATAGTATTGATGCAGAACACTTAAATGCAAACTCAGTTAATACAGATGCTATTATTGATGATGCTGTAAGAACTGCACACATACAAAATGCCCAGGTAACTACAGCTAAGATAGCAGGCGATGCAATTACCGCAGCTTTAATAGCTGATAATGTTGTTAACTCTGAACACTACGCAGCCGATTCAATTGATACAGAACATTATGCTGCTGGTTCTGTCGATGCTACAGCACTAGGTGCAGATTGTGTTACCGCAGCTAAGATCGGAGATAATGTTTTAAACTCTGAGCATTACGCAGCAGCTAGTATTGACAATGAACACTTGGCTGATAACGCAGTAGGTACAGCAGAAATAGCAGCTGATGCAGTAACAGGAGCTAAAATTGCAGATGATGCTATTAACTCTGAGCATATTACTAATGGCTCTATAGACACAGCACATATAGCAGCAGACCAAATTGTTGCTTCTTTAATAGCTGATAATGCAATCAATTCAGAACACTATACGGATGCAAGTATAGACACAGCACATATTGCTAATTTACAAATTACTACTGGATTGATAGCAGCAGATGCTATAACAGCAGCTAAGATAGCAGATGATGCAATTGATTCAGAACATATTACTGACGGAAGTGTTGATCATGTTCACCTTGCTGGAGATGCAGTTGACGGAGATAACCTTGCTGATAATGCAGTAGACTCAGAACACATAACTGATGGTAGTATTGATACAGCTCACTACGCTGACAACTCAATTACAGGTGCAGAACTAGCAGACAACATAGACATTGCAGGTACTCTTGATGTAACAGGCGTAACAACTTTAGATGCAGCTTTAACAGTTGCAGGAAGTGCGGTTGCTGGAACTATAACAGATACATCTAACACAGGTAATGTAACACTAGACTTTAGTGCAGACAATAACTTTGTCTTAACGCTTACAGGCAA